GGGTCACCCAACTCGTGGGTGGGGAGAACTAACAGAGTTCTTCACTGAGGCTGACGGCTAAGGATGTACCACCTATTGTTGAATGGGGATACATGAAAAGCCTGATAGCGCTCTTGCAGTGCTCTCTCGCAGATGCGGGAGAGCGATGCGGCACAAGCACCAGCAAGGATCTCAAAACGATCCTTGTTCGGTTCGAACACGAAGGACTATCGTTTTTAACGATCAGTCTCTCGAACTTTGGAAAAGACTTCCAAAAAAGTCTCGACCAAGGATTCGTGGGCTCCAACCAGTTCGCCGGTTTTCGGCGTTCTGGGGGTCTCCCCCGATTTCTCGGAGGTTTCCTTCGCCTGGTGTTCGACCAGAGTGGCAGGTTGCTCGATGATCCTTCTATCGATGCAATCAGGGCCATACGTCAGATAACTCTGATGTGGGCCAAGATTAACTTGCCCTGCTCGAAAGAGCGGGTGCAAGCTGCATATGATAGATACATCGAGATTGAAGGGACAGTACGCCGTTATGACCATGCGCTTTATGTCGCAGTGGGTAGTAGTGATACTCCTGCTGATCGATTTATGCGCGTTGGTCGCCTGCTTTGGTCTGGACTATTCTCTGCTTGTGATAACGAAATCGCAACAGGAATGGTCGTGCCAAGACATGGCGGCGGCGCCACCGCAGATCGACGATCTGGAAACAGAAAGTTCGATCCAACAGTGTGGACAACCCGGCTTGAGAATGTGTTTCCATTCTGGGAACATCTCTTCCCAAGCCAGAGTTCCTCTAACGTTGAACGTTACGAGGGTGTTACTGTCCGTTCCCCCGGTACCGAGATACCCGTTAAGGTTATCATGGTGCCTAAAACGCTCAAGACTCCTCGTGTTATTGCCATGGAGCCCACCGAGATGCAATACATGCAGCAAGGTGTCCTCCGAACTCTAACACGTCAGATCCGGAACGATGACATCGCCCGGAACTTGATATGTTCAGATTCTCAGTTGCCGAATCAAAAAGCAGCTAAGAAGGGTTCCAAGTTTGGAACTCTAGCGACACTAGATCTTAGTGAAGCATCTGATCGAGTCTCGAATCAGCATGTACGCCTTCTCCTTGCAAACCACGGTCCCTTGCGGGATGCAGTGGATGCAACAAGAAGCCGGAAGGCTGATGTACAAGGTAAGGTTATTCGCCTTGCCAAGTTCGCGTCTATGGGGTCAGCTCTGTGCTTTCCCATGGAAGCTCTAGTCTTTATGACTGTGATCTTCGTAGGGATAGAACAGCAGCTCAACCGACGCCTTTCCATAAAGGACGTTCAAAGCCTTTATGGCTCGGTGCGCGTCTACGGGGACGATATTATCGTAC